TGGTACATGACCGGTTACCGGGGCATCCAGAATATCCGAAGTGCGATCCGTGATTCCCTGAATATCATCGCAGTTAAGAACATCACGGTGATTACTCCGAGACTTGGTTATGATTATCTGCTGAACTTTGGATTTACCACTCTGACCGACGGTGTGCAGGTCGGCAACGAGATCAAGTCCGACGTGAACCAGTCCCTGGCTCTGGGCGGTCTGACCTACGGTGTTACTCCTTACGAACTGACTGGTGCCTACGCAGCTATTGCCAACGGCGGTACTTATGTCACCCCGAAGCTGTACACCAGGGTCACCGATTCCGATGGCAATGTAATTCTGGACAACACCAATCCGGCTACCAGACAGGTCATCAAGGAGACCACTGCTTTCCTGCTGACCAGTGCCATGCAGGATGTAGTTACCTCCGGTACCGGTGCCCGTGTAAATTTCGGCGGTATGGCTATCGCCGGTAAGACCGGTACTACCACCGGACCTACCGATGCCTGGTTCGTGGGATATACCCCTTACTACACCGCTGCTACCTGGACCGGTTATGACAACAATGTTGACCTGAACAATGCCGAGGACGGTGTCTCCAAGACCTTATGGCGTAAGGTTATGAAGCGTGTTCACGAGGATCTGCCCAATACCCAGTTCCCGGTTCCTTCCGGTATTGTACAGGTAGCGGTATGCTCCCAGTCCGGCAAGCTCCCGATTCCGGGTCTCTGCGATGGTTCCGTCTACACGGAATACTTTGCGGAGGGTACAGAACCTACCGAAAGCTGTGATGTGCACTATCAGGGTGAGATCTGTGCTTACGACGGATTACCCGCAAGCCCCGACTGCCCGTTCAAGTACACCGGTGTTGCCACCATGCCTCTGGTAGAAGATCCTGCATTACAGCAGGGCTCCACTGTCATCATCAACAATCCGGATGGCACGCAGACTGTCAGCACACCGAACACCAGAAGTCAGTGTCAGCATGATGCAACCTTCTTTGCCAATCCGGACTACGAATCTGTGATCAACCAGCAACAGGCCGAGATCAATGCCCGTAATGCTGCAGCGCAGCCGCAGACAGAAGAATAATATGTGAACCATAGAATACCATAGAAATAACAATACCAGCCCCTGTACCACTGCTCCACGCAGCTACAGGGGCTGGTTATTTTTTGCATAAAAAAATCACCGGATCAAACGTTTTCACATTCGATCCGGTGCTCATGATATACCTTATGTTTTCAGATGTTCCTATACAATACCCTGTGCAGTCATAGCAGTAGCACAAGGTCTCAGTGTTTATGCGGTTTTTGCTTTCATTTGTATATTATGGGCATATTACCAACGAAGTCCTTTTCGATTTTATACCATCTTACATCGCTTTAGGCTTTCTGTAAATATGCAGATGAACAGAATCCGGTTTTGTCTCCATATACCACATAATACCAACGTGTTCCGTTGTAGGTTGTGTAGTAACCATAACACTGTACCGATGATCCGGCTGGCATTAAAGTGATTGCAGTTTTACCGGTGCCGGCTCCAACTCTCAGGTACAGATTGCTAGTCGTTTTGTATTTTCCGGCGATTGCTGCATCTTTACTTCTTGCACTCTCAACCCTTGCTGTACTGCCAGACACTGCCGGTTTGGATGTTGATGTGCTTCCGCTTGGGGCGGATCCGCCTACGGAAACAACGATAACAGTATGCCCTTTGCTCTTTGTAACCAGAATGTCTCCTGATTTAAGGACGGTTGCAGATGTAACGGAAACTTTTTTAGCAAACAGGCCTGATTTTTCTAATACTGACGGCTCCGTTGCGGTGCTAAAAGCTCCCACGTCAATGCCGGTTGCCTCATAGATACAACCTCTTACGAGGTCGCTGCAATCTGTTTCTGTCTTTTCTCCGATTGCTTTCATGTTGCCGTACTTTTTAAGCATTGCCATAATGGATCTGTGTGCCTGACAGTAGCCGATATTGTTGTTCATGCAGGCATCCCACATTGCTTTAGCAACTTTCTTTGCGTGTTCGTCACTCAGGAAGCGGAACATATACCATCCTTTGGTATGAACATAATAATTCTGTGTGCTTACCTCTACGCCATCCTGATCTCCCGGCTTGCCTCCGGCATACTTTCCGTTCTCATCTCTTCTTGCACTTCCGATAATTACTTTCATTGTCTTTTCCTCCTTTTTCACTGCAAACTGGTTATAATATTCCTTGGCATAAGATCCCCTGGTTGCCTTTACCTTTTGTCCCTGATCTTTCGGCTTTTCATATCCGGTCAGGATAATGTTGGATGCTTCCTGTGTGGATTTTGCGGCTTTGAGTTTTGTAAGAACCCCTTTGTACGATCCGGTCAATTCCTCCCACAGAAATTCCAACTGCATCTCTTCGTCTCCGATGGACTTATTTTTCTTCTTGGCAAAATTGAGAAGATTCTGTTTTCTGCTCCAATAGGTCCACTGTGCGTACCCATAGCCGTAGGAATCCCGGACAAAGTTCCCATAGCTGCCGTTGTCTACCGCAGTGGTATATGTTTCATCTGTATACCCGCTCTTTTTCTCACAACTGTTCTGCAGATTGCGAGGATTGAATCCGCTCTCGGCTCTTATGCTTGCCATGACACCACTTACGGCGTAATGGCTTAATCCTTTAGCACAAAAGAAGTTCCATGCCCTCTCCTGTGCTGTCGTACCTTTCAATGCCATGATCCGTGCCTCCTTAAAAAGAAAGAGCCGGGTGTGTTAATTCACATCCGGCTCATGGCTCTGAATAATATTCTCTTACTGGTTTCCAATCTGTTTGATCTGTTTGATTGCCTGAATAACTTTGTCATATCCGTTCGTGGCAACTAAAAAACTAAGATACGCAAGGGCAATGAGTTCAACGCCAATCTTTGCGTTAAGCATCGTTTCTGTGTAAATCAGATACCCGGCGGACAGTGCCACGGAGATAACGACTGCGGTAACTGCTGCCATCACATTCGATGAATAGTCAACAGATTTCTTATCCAGAAGTTTCTTGATTCCCTCAACGGTAAGGTTTGTGAGTAATGATACCGCGAACAGTGCTACAATTAAAAATTCCATTGTCATAATATGACCTCCTATCCTACTGCCTCATCATCAGAGGCTTTGTGTGTGGTTCCGTCTTTGCTTATGACGGTGCTGTTGATTGGTACTGAAAAACTGAGTTTGTTCTTTTCAAAGATGTTCATAATCGTATTTGTTCCAAGGTAAACCACCAATGGAGCTACGATTTCTTTGACGATTGTGCTTGATACATCCACCACCGGGTCCATGCCTATCCATGAGAGAACATAGGAACACGATGTAAGGATCATCCCATGAGCCAATACCGCAGTAGTGGCTACCTTTGCATAGGTGTTCAGGCTTACTTTCTTTTTCTTCTCTTTTCTCCGCCTACGCTCTCTTTTCTGCAGGATGTAAAATGTCACGCAAGCTGCAATGTAACCGAGAGCGAAACCTATAAAAATTTTAAGTATCATCTTCTACACCCTCTTTCTTCTTTTGCGGTTCTGTCGGTAGTCCTTTCAGATCTTCGATTAAGTCTGTCGCAACATCATTTCCGCCAAGTATGTGATAAGGTTCATACATCCTTGTGGCGTTCTCTCGTGCGTATATGGGGCAGTAACCCCTCTCAGACCACTTATTGTATGTCTGAACGATACCATTTCTTAAAAGAGCTTCTACACCCTTGTCAATGGCTTTGTTTTTTAAGTGCTGATTGTACATCAGCTTCGCCATCACGCCCATTCCACTGATTATCAATCCAAAAAGAAACTCGATCCAATATTTCACGATAAAATCTATCATTCTTCACGCTCCCGTCTGTATGATCTCAAATCATACTCAATTAAATCCATCTTCTGATCCACGTCGTTTTTCATATCATCGAGTTCCTTATGCAGTTCATCCGATATTCTGCACTGCTCAATGATTTCTTCCTGCTTTTTAATTATTTCAAGCAGTTGTGTGGTTGCCTCACACAGCCTATCTACAATGACATAACTTCCATCACGCATGACTTTCCTTTAACTCCTTTGCTTCACAGGTGATCTTCTGCACCAGATTATAGGTGTCGGCGTGTTTTATCGAACCAATTCTACTTGTAAACGATTTGTCGAAAAATTCTTCCGTGATAGTTCCATCTTTGAAATTCTTCATAAGGCGTTTCAGTCTACGCATAGCATCCTTTCTGATTTTCTTCGTAGAGTTCCAATGCCTATATCCAACAAAATCCACTCCGTTCTTTGCATAAACAATGGTTGTTTTTGGATTTAATTGTAATTTAAGAACATCCGCAAGGAATATTTCTATCTGTTTCTCCCACCGTTTCAACTGTTCAAGATCCTCTGATATAATCACAAAATCATCCATATATCTCATGTAGTGTTCTGCATGAAGTGTATGTTTTACGAACATATCCAATCGGTGTAAATACACGTTGGCAAATAGTTGGCTCGTAAGATTTCCAACCGGTATGCCGACACCATCCGGGAATATCCCATTATGGTCTATTATCCGGTCAAGGATTACGAGTAAGTCCTTGTCTTTAATGTAGGTTCTAATTTCTCTTTTCAGAACCTTGTGGTCTATGCTCTGGAAATAATGGTGTATGTCGGCTTTCAGTACATAGACTGATTTACCTTGCACAACTTCCAGATTATATAACCACCTTGTCAACTGCTTGCTGGCTCTGTGAGCACCTTTCCCTTTTCTGCAAGCGTAGGAATGGTAGATGAACTGATACTCAAATATCGGCTCTATGTAATTGACAATCATATGTTGGATAACCCTATCGTAAAATGGCAAAGCCATGATTATACGCTCTTTGGGTTCCCAAACTTTGAATACCTTGTACTTTCCAGGAGTATATGTCAAACTTTCCAATTCCCGAATGGCTTTGCCGAGATATTCCTCTCTGTTTGCTTCAAACTCCAAAACCTCCGGTCTGTACCTTTTGCACCGCCTCGCTTTTTGGTATGCGTTTAATGCGTTCTTCATGGTACAGATGTTTTTCATAAGACCTGTTATTCTCTTCATAAATAATGCTTACGCCACACTTCCTTCGCTTTCGCTACTATTTGGCTTCGCTGTTTTAAGTTCGCCCGGTTTGCACGGGTCGGGATAGCCGTCTGACTATTCAATAAATGATTATCAAATAATCCTTGTTGGCAAGCCATAGCTCCACCAATCTGACAGTTTTCAAAATAGTCACAGACGCACCACACGCCAATGTTCGTGTTCACGTTCCACGGATAATTGTTGCAATTCACAGTCCGCGAACCATCGTGAACCCCGTTGTTCCAGTTGCCACCGCCAATGAGCGCGTGCAAGCCACGGAGCGACAGTGCGAATTAACAGCTACCCCAAGATAGTTGCTTATTTTGATTTCTTTTCCTTTTGTGCTTTGTTTATTAACCCTCCGATATACGCACCAAGAATACCGATCTGTGTTGCACAATATTTGTATACTCTGTCGTTCATTGCAGAATATTTGAGATCATGTGCCAATCGGATTTTCCGTACCAATCTTCCTTTCAACCTGTCGGCTGTGTAAAGATGGCTGATTGTCTTTGACCTCTCGTATGCTTCTATCTCATCCATGATTCCGTCTATACATTCTCGTATATCCTTTTGGAGAGTGAATTTCTCATAATGTGGCATTTCTCTCACTTTCTTGTGGAGATATACCGATAGGTCGTAGGCCATCTGGTGTGCTTCTGTATGGATGTAGTCCATTTTCAGAGTGGAGGGATTTTCATATTTGCTTTCGTATGCCATTACACCCAACCTTTCAACTGCAAGGGACTCGGCTTTCGCCGGTCCCCATCAGCTTACAGCGAGTCACAGACGCACCACACGCCAACGTCCGCGTTCACGTTCCACGGAGAACCGTTGCAATTCACAGTCCGCGAACCATCGTGAACCCCGTAGTTCCAGCTGCCACC